CCCATGCGTCTACTTTCTTACGAAAAACTATCATAGTAAACTTCTCACTTTCTCTAATAATTCTATTTCTGTTCCAAATTTGGACTCAAATGCTAACCGACCTGCATGGTAAGCAACTCCGTGTCCACCAGTCCGATGATGCGTTGGGCATAGTGGTATTGCGTTCTTATAATCGTTTCTCATTCCTAGGCCCATTCCTGTGCGTAGGTGATGTATCTCTGCTGGCATACGACAAATAATGCAGCCAAGTTCTGCAACACGATTAAGGTATTGTTTCTCAGCCTTGGTCATTAAACACAAATCCAATGCTTCCAGCCCATATTTCAATATCATTTTGGAATTGAGCCATCTCTGCCGTAGACAGTTTGGTTGTACTCTTAATGACTTCAATTGTTTCGCCATTGACTACAGACTGGCTGCGTAAAAACTTCCAGCCCATCAACTCATGTATCTTGTCCGGTGATTCGCCAATGTAATCGCCAATCGCGCCATACAGTTTCCATAAACGTGAGTTTTGTTCTAGGTTACGTGTGTGTGATTTGACTGTTACGTTAGCTACGTAGCCTAGCGATAAATCTAATGCCTTAATCTTTTCAAATAGGTAAGGTAGGTTACTGCTACTAATGTTAAAATTCTTAACTTCCATTTTTAAACATATCCTTTATTTTTTGTCTTGACTCCGTAGAAGTCTTAACTTTTACCGTGTCTATTTTGTCTTGCTTTATTTCACCAGTTATTACCCTAGTACCATCTGTTGCACGAAACTTACCAGTAAATCCTGCAGCCTTCATGCGCTTAATCCATTCGTTACATGAAATTTCAGTCAAGAATTTTTATCCTTTAATGCTTGTTCAATAGCACGAGCAAAGTCAAGATATTTAATAGAAGTTTCACCCTTTGATACTAATAATTCTGATAATTCATCATCACTTAATCCTTGCCATGATGGTGCAGGGTGGGTGTTAGTTTCATTGGGTGCTTTAGGCAATGGCATCCAATGAGTAAACGCATTAAAATAAAATTTATCTACATTTTCAATAATAATTGAAGTTAAAAAATATTGTTTTTCGTGATGTTTATCGTAAGTTAAAACCTCAATATTAACTGGCGGCAATTTATCCTTAACACTTATCCACGCAACGGGTTCTTGTGCTGGCTGTGATAACCCTTGCACATAAGTATCATGTAAGTATTCGTCATTTAATTCTGCAACACTTGGCTGTTCTAATGCTTCTTTACAGGCGGTAATTGCCATTAAAAAAGAAAAGTTATTTGGTAATGTCATTGCTTCAATCGCCATCTTTAATGCTTTGTCTTTAGTCATTGCGGTCTATACTCCTCATCAAATGTCATGTCACCATGTGGTATGTCATCATGCACAATCAACCCATCGTCATCTGCCTCAATAAAGCGTTGGCATATTACGCACCAGTAGCCATTATCTTTAGCCATATTATTGTCTGCCCATTTAGCTATTTGCTTACCACGTTCAAAAAACTTTTTAGTCATTAAACGTAGCATTTAATAAAACGTCTATGTAAGCTGGGATAGTAAACTTGCCAGACTCGTACTTAGCAATGCTATCTCTTGTCTTAAATATGCGTTTGCCAAACTCTTTCTGTGATAAACCTGTTTTACTGCGAAACTCTTTTAACTCTGTATGCGTCATTAATAACCCTTTCTGTTGTTGATGGAATTATTATATATACGCTGTATAAAATATGCAACTAATCTTTAGCATTTCGTTTAGCTTTCTCTAGCGTGTCGTAATAGCCTAAGTTTTTATTCATTTTACTTAGCCCATACTTAATGCCGGTAGGTGAAAAATATTTGGCTATAGTCCAGCTACCAGAACTAATGTGATATTTATCTTTTTCAATCCATTTCATGCGTATTTTTCTTTTAGTTTAAGCACAGCGTCATGCAATGTAATTCGTGAATTTGGTTCGTGCCATTGTTTTTTCCATCTGTATTTAGATACAAGAGAGTTACCTAGGTCAATCTCGTCATGGTCTACGTGTGATGTTAAAAATACAAACGACTGTTTACCTGTTTCATAACACATATCACATAATCGTTCTAAAGCAAGTTGCTGACCAAATGGCATTTGTGCATCAAGATATTTAGTTTCAATAAATATGTATAGCTTGTTGTTAAACTCCATAAAGGCATCTAAATCCATTGGAGTTATCTTGCCAAATGTCATATTGTCAAAATTGACAATGCTTCTCATGTGTTCACGATTGCGAATCATATTTATCCCCTAGAACTTTACGTGCTGCCTCTACTGAAGTGTCTGGAAAGTTTTGTGGGTTCTTTAAGATTCGTTTAGCCCAGGCATGATAGTCAGTCTTTGGCTTAATTCTTTCGTGAATAAACAAAGCTAACTTGTCAGCGTGTTTTTTATTGTCTTCATGGCTTACTGGTGGTGGCAATGCGTGATATTCAGCTTCTCTAGGTTTACACATTTGAACGATGTCAGCAGGTTGCGGAAGTTTGTTTGGTGTATCAGTCCACTTATCAAATGCACGACCTACTGCGCTAAAATCATATCTTTCTAGCTTATGCCACCAAATTCTTAGCATTTCTTTTTCAGGCAAAGGCTTACCATAAATAGTAAAGACTGCGTTTATCATGTCTTTAAATGCTTGTTTGTCAGTATCAATCATAGCAACTCCTAAAATGGTGATTCTTGTAGAGGTGCTTCATCTTGCCAGCGACCTTGATTTATATAAGTAGCTGGATTTGGTATGTACTTACCATCTTCTGCTTGCCATTGCTTAGTTTCACGTTGCCAGTTAATAGCATCAATTACTTTTATTATGTCAGGGTTTGCTTTGTTCCATGCTTTACGTGCAGCTTCTTTTCCTACTTTTTTAGGATATTTATACCAAAAGTCTTCAAAATAATTCTCAAGCAGTTCTGTGCGTATAGTTTTTTCTTTCTTTTCTAATCTAATCTTTTCTATTCTATTCTTATCTGCCGTGATAAAATCTGATGACGTCATGACGCAATCATGACTATTGACATCTAATACCGTATCATACTGCTGCTTGATGTCTTGTATCATGTGACGCATCTTAGGATTGCTAGTGGCAGAACTCATTAAACGCTTTGCTACTTTCATGCAAGTAATTTTATTGTCTTCATTTTCAAAAAGACCTAAAGCAATAAAACGTTTCATCATCTCCTCTATTTTTTGTGGGCTTGAGCCAGTATTACGTGCAATAACTTTAGCATCATGTTTTAGTTCAAAAGTAATGTTGTCTGCTGATGTTTTTCCAACAATTAGTTCTATGCAATACCAATATAAACCATAACCTTCTAATCCATAATCTAGTAATACTTCCTGTAATTTTTCATCTAAATTAGCATTTGAATCATGTCTAAACCATTCCATAATATATTCCTTAAAATAAGTCGTAGGTTAATATAGAGTCATTCAATGTTTTAGTATCACACTCTTTATACTCAAAACTTGCTGTTTCTCTATTCATTGATGTTTTACCTTTCATAACGCCTTTGCTTTCACCAACTTTGCCTAGTTTTCTTGTTAACTTCCAATATTGTTCTTTACCAAGACTTTTTATGAAACTTAATGCGCCAGTAGTAATAAGAACTCTATAATTTTCTTTAAAATAAATTTCTGCAATTGCATTTAATAATTTTTTACCTATACCTATACCTTGAAAATCAGGTAAAACAACCATTCTGTGTATTTTTTTAAAATTTGCAACTTTAGGATGTGGAAAATGATTTACAGCAACAAACGCTATTGGATATCCTAAATAATCTAGAGCATAACAATCACTTCCAGATTGTATGTCATGAGTTAAATAATGATAGTTTGAAAATATCTTCCATTCATCAATTTTTGCTGTTCGCAATTTAAATTCAATTGCTGGTCTTTGCCAAAGAAACCCCCTTGAAAATTTCTTTTCATTGGTATCAAAAATCCAATCAGGTCTTAACCATTCTTTGATGTCTGAATGACATGAAACAGCAATAAATTTATAATTATTTTTTCTTATAAAATCACTTACAGCTAATGATGTAATTTTTGCTACATCTCTATCAACAACACTTGTAAATTCATCAAATATAACTGTTTGAGTGTTTTCAAGCAAAAGTCTTGCTAAATCAACTCTCATTTTTTGCCCATTAGATAAAAGTTGATATGGTTTTAACCAATTTAATGGGCTAGAGAATCCAACTTTTGTTAATGATTCAATTATTTTATCTGATGATAAATCATTATTAAAATTATCAACTATTGATTTTTTACTATCCCAAAAATGTTCTTTAAATAAATAAAAATCTTTAAATTTATCTGTAGCTATTGTTGTTTTTCCAGTACCACTTTGACCAACAATTAATCCTATGTTCCATTCAAAATCAACATCAAAATTTGCTATAAATTCATCTTTTATTTCATTAAAATTTATGTCATACATTTTGCATATATAATTATTTCTTTCTGTACTATCAAATGTAGTAGATTTTCTAATTACTATATTTTCTTCCTGACTTTCAAATAAATTAGACATTTTTTTTTGTCCCATAAAAAAGCCCTAGACAACACTCTCGCCTTTTTAAGGGCGTTGGCGGACTGGCTAGTACCAGCAGAGTGTTGACTAAGGCTTACTAGTTGTTCACCGCCAAGTGATAGTGATACATTAAACTAACTTTTACCTTGTTGCAAGTAATTTGTTATAGCTGTTTTAGCTTCATCAAATCCATAGCAAACTACAGTCTTATAGTTCATAGCATTAGCTGCTTCCATAAATTCTTTCTGTTTATCTGACACATTGCCTGACTTGGCCTTCATCTCTATAAACATACCGTGCCATTCACCTTTAGCAGCCATTAAGAATAAGTCTGGTACGCCAGCCAATACTCCCTCTGCTTTTAACTTTACTGCCGTGACTATATGTCTAGCACCGCCATTAGGTATAGCAAAAATGATATATTTTGGAAAAGCTAATCTAAACCAATTAATAAGCATGACCTGTTCTTGGTGTTCAGTTATTTTCATAATTATTTTGACTATTTGTATAAAAAGTATTTACTTTTGTATTTTTATTATATATTGTAACGCTTGTAAGTTGAATAAATAATTTAAATGACACAGTAGGAGAATATATGACAATAAATAAAACAGATAATGAATTATGGGTATTACATTTAACTAATCAATTTTTTGTTAATAGATTTGACACAATGACTCAATGTAGAAACCGTTTTTTAAGCAAATTAAATAAAAATTTAACTTTTGATGATATGACAAATATGAAGCATTACCCAAAACCATGGGATAGCAACATGACTGTATTTGGGTATTTAACAGCATATTATCCATCCATAGCCATAATTTTAGAAAAAACAGATGAATATGATTTAATTACAAGATTTAAAATAGTTAAATTATTATTAAAATTAAACAAAGCTGTTCAACCTACATCAAAACGTAAAAGAGAAAGATACGAAATAAAAAAAGATATACAAAAATCTCAAGCAGCAGCAATAGAGTATGTTAACTATAAAGAGTATAAATATAAATCCGAAGGCCATGCTTGGAATCAATGCAAATAAATGTAGAAAAAGTATTGCTTTATTAATTTAGATGTGCGAATATTACACATTGCAGCAACAAAGCGATTAACTTAATAGAAACGGTAAGGAGAAATAAAATGGACTATAACGCAGATTGGTATCCTGGTTGCACTAATGACCCAGATTGGCAAGACCGTGACAATCATAATGACAATACAGAAGAACGTATTTACGACCACATCACAGAAACATATCAAAAATCAGCAAACGATGTATTTTCAATCGTACTAGACTACGCTGACCAAGAAGCTATTGCACAGACTCTCAAAGCAATGGTTATTGCATACGACAATTCCTTAAACGCAGGTAGAAAAGTAGACCGTGAGCAAAGCGCACAAGATTTCGTTGTGTTTGCTAAGTCATTTGCTAACGTATGTATATCTGCTATTGAAAGCGAGGCAGAACAAAATGCGTGATTATAAAAACCACAAACCTAAAACAGACTTAACACCGTGGATAGAAGGCATTTGCTTTGTCGGTGTAGTCTTACTCTCAATTTTTCTATATTTATTATTGGTGGCCTAATATGTCAGTTTCTTACGAACAAGAACGCAAGCAGCATATTGCTGATTTGCAAGCGCAGTTTACAGAGTTTCTGTATGACCATTACAGCATAGGCAATGGCGAACAGCTTATCCACATACTAGAACAAGGCGATGCACTTGAGGCTTTTTTAGACCTTATGGGCTTACCAGAAGACACAGAGATTGAAATTTAGGAGAACAATATGTCAGTTTACAAAAAATTAAACAATGCACGTTTAGAACTGCAAAACACAAAACTAAGCAAGTCTGGTCACAATAAGTTTGCAGGTTACAAATACTTTGAACTTGGTGACTTCTTGCCAACCATCAACAACATATTTAACAATCAAGGTTTATGTGGTGTTGTTAGCTTTACGTCAGATTTGGCAACATTGACCATTACAGACATTGACGATAACTCACAGATAGTTATCACTAGCCCTATGGGTAGCGCAGCGTTAAAGGGCTGCCATGAGGTGCAAAACGTAGGGGCGGTAGAAACATATCAGCGCAGGTATTTGTGGGTCGTGGCAATGGAAATTGTTGAACACGATGTGCTAGACGCTACTACAGGGTCAGAAAAACCAGCAATACCAGAACTAAAGTCACCAGAGTATAGCAAGGAAGAAATGGACATTCTGCATAGTTTAGCTGAAGGCTTTACAGCATTTGTAGCTGACAACAATCATGCTGAAGCCAAGGTAACATGGGATGCACTTGATAATGAGCAGAAGTCTGTAATGTGGGGGTTGTTAGATAGCAAGACCAGGTCATCATACAAAAAATATTCTAGTACAAACAAATAGGAGATAGCCATGAATAAGATATTAGTAGCTTTAGCATTATTAGTAGTATCAGTAACAGCTTACGCAGCCTGTACAACTCATACATTTATGTCAGGCGGTAAAATGGTAATGTGTACAACTTGCTGTGATAGTCTTGGTAACTGCAACACGAATTGCTTTTAAGGTGGAACACATGGTTATCAAGTCACTATATGGCTTAACCCCACCTAGCCAAAAAGAGGTGGCAGACCGTGATGCTAAAGTAGCGCAAGCTATAAAAGAAATGGGTCACAAGTATTTACTTTCAAAACCAATGCCTAGAATTAGGTAACAACTAAAGGAACTAAAATGAATAATCTAAACGCAACAGGCCGCCTGGGACAAGACGCAAAATTAAGTTACACGGCAAACCAAGACCCAATCTGCAACTTTTCGCTGTCATTGACTGCCGGCTACGGTGATAAAGCCACAACTACCTGGTTAAACTGCAACTTGTGGGGCAAGCGTGGTGAAATATTAGCGCCAATGCTTCTAAAAGGCACGCAGATAGGTGTTACAGGCGAGATTAGCCAAAGGCAATACAAAGCAAAGGATGGCACAGAGAAATCAAGCCTAGAGTGCCGTGTTAGTGACGTAACTTTGCTAGGTGGCAAATCTGAAGGTGGTGCAACTAAACCAGCAACAAAAGCTGACCCAATGGATGATGTGGACTCGGATTTGCCGTTTTAGCATACAAGGTCGTGTTATGAAAGTTAAATGGCACGACCTACTTTTAAAACCAATAAATTTATGGAGTCTACCTATGTCTAGCAACTCAATCACGGGCGATAGCTTAGTATCTAAAATTGGCAGCAAAGAACAGAAAGAAAAGTTTGACGAAGGCTTTGATAGAATCTTTAATAAGAAGAAAAAGCAATATAGTGAGGACTGGCAAGATTCAGAACGTGATAAGGCAATCGCACAAAATGGCAATACTGGCGAACACTACCAGGAGGTGAAAGATGAACAATAAATACAGCAGGGCAACAGTAGTAGTAGCGGTATTGGCTGCAATAGCAATCAGCGCAATATCTATTGGAGTATATAAATTGTTTTGCCTACAGCAAGGTGACGAGTGTGCTATCACAGTTCAGTTCAATGGTAGCAAAGCAACGTATCTAGGTAAGATTGTGTAAATGTACACGCTAGACTATATCTTGTGTTACAAAGAGGCTTTTATACTAGGTATTGTGGTAGGGCTAATAATATCTACATACTATTCTAAATATATATATAATAAACAAAAACATAGGAATACGTATGATAGATGATAAATTAGCGCAATTTGCTACAGACAGACAATGGGAGTATTACTCAAAGTCTTGTGAACTAGGTTCTAATCGTGCAGCAGCCAAGCTTTTTAATGTATCCGCTACTGTAGTTGATGTATCTATTAGAAGTCTAAAAGCTAAAGCAGCACTAGCTGGTTACTCACCTAACCACGATATGACTAGAGTAGCACCAGAGCCGTTTATAGTACGAGGTGTGTCTACTTACTACAATGCTGAAGGCAAAGCGTCTGGGCAATGGGTAAAAACCCGCGTACAGGACAGCAAGCTAGAAGAGATGGTGCGAAACTTTGTAGCAGATTTAGCAGAAGACATCAAAGGTCTAGCGCCAATCACACCAGCACCAGCAATCAGTTCTGACAACATTCTTACAGTC